AACATTTGCATACAAAATACATTACAATGCAGCACCAGCATTATTAGAAAATGATGATACTAATTATATTAGTATGAATTTTCCAAATGGTCTGCTATATTGTTGCCTAGCAGAAACCTACGGTTTTCTAAAAGGCCCAGCTGACATGCTGCAATTATATGAAAATAAATATCAACAAGAAGTACAAAAATTTGGAGGAGAGCAAATAGGTAGAAGACGAAGAGATGACTATACAGATGGAACAGTCAGAATCCCAGTTAACTCACCTACACCTTAAGGATTAAATTATGGCATCAACATTTTCAGATCTGGGTATAGAACTAATGGCAACCGGCGAAAATGCCGGTACATGGGGGACAAAAACTAATACTAATTTACAAATTGTAGAGAAAGCAATCGCTGGTTACGTAGAAAAATCCATTGCCGGCGGTGCACAAACAACAACTTTATCAATCACAGATGGTGATACGACTGAGTCAACATCTGTTGCAAGACATGCAGTTATAAAGTTAACAGGAACAATTACAGGTAATCAAGTTGTAACTGTACCAGATTCTATAGAAAAAGTTTATATTGTAACTAACGGCACATCAGGTGCATTTACTGTTCAATTTAAAACTGTGTCAGGAACTGGCGTAACTTTTGGTGTATCAGAAAAAACTACAAAATTATTTTATTCAGATGGAACTAATATTGTTGATGCAGGATTTAGTGGTGGAACTGATCTTGATGGTAAAGAATTAATTTTAGATGCTGATGCTGATACAAGTATTACAGCAGATACAGACGATCAAATAGATATTAGAATTGCAGGAGCAGATGATTTTCAATTTACTGCAAATACTTTTACTGCGCAGTCTGGTAGCAGTGTTGTTATACCTGATGGTGGTTTAACTTTAGGAAGCACAGCAGTTACATCGACTGCAGCAGAACTAAATTTATTAGATGGAGTATCAGGATTAGTACAAGCAGATTTAACAAAACTTGCAGCAGTTGATTCAACTGCAGCAGAATTAAATATTGTTGATGGCGGAACGTCAGCTACATCTACAACAGTTGCTGACGCTGATAGAGTTGTATTAAATGACAATGGTACCATGGTGCAAGTTGCAGTTACAGATTTAGCTGCATACTTTGATGATGAAATTACAGCGATGCCTAATCTTACATCGGTTGGTACTCTTACAACTTTAACTGTAGACAATGTAATTGTAAATGGCACAACAATTGGTCACACGGATGATACTGATTTAATTACACTAGCTAATGGTGTTGCAACGGTTGCAGGAGAAATTTCTGTAACAACATTGGATATTGGTGGCACTAACGTAACATCGACTGCAGCAGAATTAAACATACTAGACGGTGATACATCAGCCACATCTACTACAGTTGCAGACGCAGATAGAGTTGTATTAAATGATGGTGGCACAATGAAACAAGTTGCAGTTACAGATTTAGCTGCATACTTTGATGATGAAATAACTGCAATGTCAAACCTAGTGACTACAGGTGCATTAAACAGTGGCTCTATTTCTAGTGGTTTTGGTAACATAGACATAGGTTCTAGTAACTTAACCGCAACAGGGACTATATCTTTAGGAGCCACATCTTTTAATGATAATGCAATAACTAACGTAGGAGACATAGCACTTGATTCTATTAGTGCGGATGCAACAGATATTAACATAGCGGTTTCTGATAACTCAGCGACTGCACTTACAATCAAACAAGGATCAGATGCTTATTTAATTATAGATACGGCTAACAGCAGTGAGTCTGTATCGATAGGTACAGGTATATCAGGCACTGCAATAACTTTAGGTCACAGCACCTCTGAAGTAACTGTAGCAGACAATTTAACTGTTACAGGCGATCTCACAGTATCAGGCACAACAACCACTGTAAACTCAACTACGGTTAATTTAAATGATCATAATATTGTATTAGATACTGGCAATAGTACTTCTGCAGTTATTAATGGTGCGGGTATTACAATAGAGGGTGGTTCAGGTGATGATGCTACATTTACATACAATACTACAGGTCCTAAATTTGAATTAAAATTAGGTTCATCACATGAGGACTTACAAGTTGATCAATTGATAGCAGCATCTCTTGATATATCTGGTAACGTTGATGTTGATGGTACACTAGAAACTGATGCTTTATCAATAGATAGCACAGCTATATCTGCAACAGCAGCAGAAATTAATTTAATAGATGGTGGGGCTACAATTGGAACTACGGCAATTGCTGATGGTGATGGTATTATTCATAATGATGGTGGCACGATGCGTGTTACTAGTGCCGCTACATTTAAAACATATTTTCAACAAGGTATATCTTCAGCAGCAGATGATATATCAGCTGGAGATGCAGCAGTTAATTTAACAACTACTTCTGGTAACATAACAATTGATGCACAGGCTGGTGATTCAGATATTATATTTAAAGGTACAGATGATGCTTCAGATATAACTGCACTAACATTAGACATGTCAGCCGCAGGTGAAGCTATAT